CTGCAAACTCACTCTCAAAGTCTCCGAGAAAGGCGCACTATCCGTCTACGGCATGGGTCGCTGGCCTATCACTCTCTACCGCGCCCAATGGGAACGCCTCTTCGCCAATCGCGAGGCCGTCGAGGCGTTCATCGCCGCCAACGCTGACCGCCTCGCCGCCAAGCCGGACTGACCACGCTAGGCTAGGGCGCACCATGCCCTAGCTTCGCCCTTCCCTCCCCGTAACATTCTTGCAACGGCCCTGGCCCACCCCCAGGGCCAAAATTTTGGTTCTCGCTCGCCCTAGGAGCCTTTCCCAGCAAAAATATGCGATTTTGAAATTTGAAGTTTCCACATGATCAGAACGATAATTAACACTTGACTTTTAGCCGGTTTAGGAAAATAATTATAATTAGAATGGGAAATGGGTGTATGTCGAAGATGTGGCGCACAGCCCCGACAATGACAAAGGCGCACTCGTTCTTACAGGGAACGGGCGACGACTTTGAAAATCATCATGAGTGGATTGAGAATATCAATCTCAGGTACAAACGTGTGAACACAAACTGTGAAGTTCCAGCGGATTTCAGTGATATCTTAAAGCCCGGAGTTTATCTCCTAGGCCTACACGGTCGTGTGGTTTTCGTCGGGCGTAGTCATTGCATGCTCATGTCAATTGCCGCTCATCGAACCGCCGCTAAGGGACCAAGGCTACCTGAGTGGTTCCCAATTAAAGGCATCATATTCGACTCATTATCATTGATCGCAACTAGCTACGATCGAACCCTCACCCTATCACAAGCATTGATTGATTTTCACAAGCCGACTCATAATGTTCACAGCACACAGATCAGGAAGGCCGACAAAGAGGGGCCGCCCCCGCCAGACTCACAACCACTGGTCCGCCGCCTATGACCGACTACGCCGCTGCCAAGCGATCCATTCAATACCGCAACCCCCGCTCCCCGGTGGTGAAGTCGGTCCGTGACCTGGTCCCCGCCGATCTCGAAGAACTTCGCAAACCCACCACCAAGTACCAAGTCATGAAGCTTCGCGACTCCCATCACATGGTCGCTCGCTATCTCGCCCTGGGCAAGACCAACAAGGAAACCGCCGAACTCACCGGCTATTCCCAACAGCGAATCGTCATCCTCAAGCAAGACCCCAGCTTCATCGAACTCATCACCCGCTATCGGGCCGAGGTCCACGAGAACTGGCGTGAACACGTCGATGCCCTAGCCGAGATCGCCACTTCCAACATGCTCAAGGCCGAGCGCCACATCGCCGATCAACTGGACGCGGCCGACGAACTCGGCTCAGTGATCCCCCTCCGCGACCTCTCCCGGATCACCGCCGATCGCATGGACCGTTTCGGCTATGGCAAACACACCACCTCCACCAACATCAACGTTGGCTTCGCTGCTCGGCTAGAGCGGGCTATCCAACGTAGCCGCCAAATCGAGGATCCATCCGAATGATTCGCTATCTGTGGCCAATCTTACTCTTGCTGGGATTGGCTCCAGCATCGGCCCAAACCTTCGGTTCTCCGCAATATGTAGTCACAGCCTACAAATACGCCCATATCACCACTGACACAACGACCCTCGTCAAGTCTGGCGGGGGTCTTTTACATACAATCTGTGTCAACACCCCTGCCGCAACCGAGACTATTACGGTTGATGATGCCCTAACCGCAACCACCCCAACCATCGCCGTCATCACCCTATACGCTTCTACTAATCCCTGCTTCACTCTAGACATCAACTTCACTGTAGGCCTAACCATTGTCACAGGCACGGCCGCCGGCGACATCACTGTGACCTACTACTGAGGCCATTATGAACAAGCTCCTCATTGCAATCCTATGCTGGCTCGGTCTTACAAGCCTAGCCTGTGCCCAAACTTCTAAAACCCAAGCCCAACTGCTTCAACAGAATGCTCAGTCCATCTACCAAACCCAAGGCGGCCAGCTAATCCTCATACCGCTTTTTTCTATGCTCGCCAATGTTATTGCCAGCGAGCAAACTATTCTCGATCCCCTGCCGTCAGGCGCGGCGGCAGAGAATCTAATATCCGGCCAACAATCATCGTCAGCGTCAACTGTTACCATTACTGCGACGCAAGGCGACGAAATTCTAACGGGAGGCGCCGTACAAACCGTGACGCTTCCATCGTTATCGGCCCGCGTAGGGGACATCACGGTCACAGACGCAACGTGCAACGCATCAACCTACAACAAGGTCATCCTGCCAAATGGCTCCGACACCATCGACGGGCAGTGGACGGCGACCAATGGCGGCGTTGGGCTCTATGCCAGCTGCACCTCACTTACGTTGACGCCAACCCCGACTACATGGGCTATCAAATGACCAATCTCCGCAAACTTCTTTTCGGGATCGCCGTGCTCCCGTTCCTCGGGGCGCTCGCCTACGGCAGCTATCAGGGCATCGTCACGGCAGGACAAAACGCCGCTAATCCGCTCAACATCGCGCCAGCCTCATCGGTGACGCAGCTTTCAAACAATCTCAGTTATGCGGCGCTCAACGCGAAGTTGTCGGCGACCTATGGCTCGGCTTATTCGACGCTGGCGACACAGACGGCGGCTTCAATCCTCGCCAAGGAAGTCGACCCGAACGGCGTACTCATCAATGACCGTGACGCACGCACAGCGCTTTATGGCCTGCTTCCATTCGACACCTATGTTTATCCCCTGCTTTCGACGTCGCAACAGGCCGCGTGGCGCTCGACGATGCTGGCGACTGCGCGCTCGATCGTACGCCAGGGTGCCCAACCGGACGGCACATACCGGCCAGATTGGGACGTGGTGTGGAATACCGGATGGGCTGCATCCACGTGTTCGGATCAACTTGAGGTCGGAGCGCAGCAGCCCGTTGCCGTAATCTCGGCCAGAACTTACGGATACTAACCCGTGAACGAAGACCTCCTCAACTGGCTATCCGAAGTCCGCGACGACCCCTATGCCTTCACCATGGGCGCCTACCCATGGGGTGAGAAAGGGACTCCGCTTGAGAACTTCGACGGCCCAGATGATTGGTCCAAGCAACTCTTCGCCGACATCAAATCAGGCCTCATCGACTGGAACACCGCAATTCAAATCGCTACCGCCAGTGGCCATGGCATTGGAAAGTCTGCAACGGTGGCCTGGATCGTTCTCTGGGCCTTCTGCACCTTCCCCGACTGCCGCGGCATGATCACCGCCAATACCGAGACCCAGTTAAAGACGAAGACTTGGTCCGAAATCGGTAAATGGTACAATCTCTGCTTCTTCACCCGTGAACACTTCAACCTAACCGCCACCGCCCTATTCTCCAAGGACCCCGATCGTGCCCAAACATGGCGCATCGACATGATCCCTTGGTCCGAGAAGAACCCAGCCGCCTTTGCCGGTATGCACAACCAAGGCAAACGTCTAATCATCATCTTCGACGAAGGCTCCGAGATCGCCGACATCATCTACGAAACCGCCATGGGCGCCATGTCCGACAAGGACACCCAGATCATCTTCCTAATCTTCGGCAACCCAACTCGCAACATCGGCTACTTCCGTGAATGTTTCGAGGGCGGTCGCTTCGCCTCGATGTGGAAACATCGTCAGATCGACAGTCGCACTGTCAAGATCACCAACAAGAAATACATTAATCAACAAATCAAAGCTTACGGCGGCGAAGATAACGACATCGTCCGTGTCCGCTGGCTGGGCCAGTTCCCCCTCAAGGGCCTAATGGAGTTCTTCTCAGCCCTCGAGATTGACGAAGCCATGAGCCGAGAAGCGCCCTATGTCGGACGCGAGACCCCACTCGCCATTGGTGTCGACGTCGCTCGCTTCGGTCAAAACAACTCCGTTATCTTCCCCCGCAAGGGCCGAGACGCCCGTACCATTGAACGTCGATCCTACAACGGCCTCTCGACTGTGGAGCTCTCCAACAAAGTCTTCGAGGTCTTCCACGAATACCGCCCCGATGGAATCTTCATCGACGAAGGCGGTGTCGGTGGTGGCGTCGTCGACATCTGCCGCGAGAAACGCCTCTGGGTCCTCGGTGTCCAGTTCGGTGGCAAAGACGACATCTCCGGCATAACCTTCGACACCTCAGGTGAAAAGTACGCCAACAAGCGTGCTGCTATGTACGGTGCGATTCGCGCCTGGATGAAAACCGGTGCACTTCCACCCGATCCCAATCTCAAAACTGCAATGCTAGCAATCCGCTACACTGTCCCCGAGAAGTCTGGTGCAATCCAACTAGTCTCCAAAGATGACCTTCTCGCCGACAATCCTAATCTCGTCCTCGACGACCTCGACGCCCTGGCCCTCACCTTCGGTGGCCCGCTCGCAGCCAACGCCAACGCCGGCGGCGACTTCCCACATGAAGACCTCGTCATCTCCGAATGGAATCCATTCTCCCCCGAACGAATGGTAGTTTAACCATGGTCGATCCAGTCACTCTTGGTGCACTCGGTACTACAGTTGCCGGACTCTTTGGGGGCACTGTCACAGGAACTGCCGCAACCGCTCTTGGCGCTGGCGTTGCTGGTGTTGGCGCCCTTGGCGGTGCTGCGGCTTTATCAGCCATAGACAAGTCTGGAGGCTCCTCAACAACTGTCAACATGCCTGCCAGCGCCCCACCAGTTCAAAACCCGGTTGGTAGTCAAACCTCCAATACTTCCTCCGGCGTCAGCCCCAGCTTTCTCGCTGCCGCAGCAACACCCCAGGCCAACCAGACCGCTGGCACCCGCTCTTTGTTGGGACAATAACTCATGGTCAGTCCCATTATCAAAACAGTCGATTCGCTGCTTGGTATCAATACCTCAGCCCCAACTGCGACCCCAGCCGCTACCCCAGCCGCCGCTCCCGCTGCATCATCACCGACTGGCACTCGTACCGGTACCTCAGCTGCCGGCCCCAGTTTCCTGGCCAGTGCCGCCGCCGCCTCCACCAACAATCTCGCTGGCGGCAAATCTCTGTTAGGACAATAACCCTTGATCATCACCGCCCGCCGTGGCCAAGCCCAGCCTCAAGCTCAACAGCCAAGTCCACCGCCGCCCAATGGCGTGTACGTCGCTATGGCAGCTGCGCAGATGAACTCCGAGGGCCGCCTATTCAAACCCGCCGACGGCAGCATCGGTGACAAGATGAACTCCATTCCTGAATCCGCCCAATCCCCAGTGAGGGTCTAATGTCCGAGGGTGCTATTGTAATTGTCATCGGCCAAGTCATCACCCTTATTGGCATCATCATCAATGCCTTCACATCCATGCGCAACGGTAACAAACTCACCGAACTCCATCTCAGTGTCAACTCCCGCCTCGACAAACTCGTCAGCGCCGAGAAGGGCTTATCCTTCTCCGAAGGGGTGGCCAAAGGCACAGCCGATGAGCGCCAAAATCCCATGGAGCCTAAGTCCTGATGGCCAACCAGCGTAAGCCCACCGATCTAGCCTTACTAAACTATAGCCAAGGCCGGCTGATGGGTCTTCGTGTCAATCGCTACAGCTGGTGGGTACACTGGCGTGAGCTAGCCGATTACTTTCTTCCCCGGAGATACAAATGGATTATAACCCCCAACCAAATGGCCCGAGGCGCCCCCATCAACCAACATATCCTGGATTCTTCGGGCTGCATCTTCGCGGCTCGACTGAGTGCGGGGCTAGTCTCCGGCAAGTCCTCGCCGACCTCTCCATGGATTCGGTTGAAGGTTGGTCGGCTGGATTCAACCAAGACCTCGCCGATCAGTCTATGGATGGCCGAGTGCGAACGCCTTTTGTACTTGATCTTTGCTGAGTCGAACTTCTACAACGCCATCGCGGTGTTCTATCACGATCTAGTAATCTTCGGTACCGCAGCCCTCTTGATCTACGAAGATTTCAAATCTGTCATCAACTGCATCAACCCCTGTCTCGGCGAATACTACGTTGACATCGATGGCAACTACCGCCCCTGTGTCTTCTACCGCGAGTTCACCTGGACCGTCGCCGCTACCGTGCAATACTTCGGCCGCGAGAACTGCGACGACTCCATCTTACAACTATACGACGACCCTTCAGGCGCCAACCTCACCCGCGAAATCATCATCGCTCATTCCATCGAGCCTAACAACGACGGCCGTGCAGCTGAGTTTGGCTTTTCCAAGGACTTCGCCTATCGCGAAGCCTACTGGGTTTGGGGCGGCTCCACTAGCCCCCAGGGCGGTGTCAATCTACCGCCGACCTTCCTTCGTCGAGCCGGCTACTATGAAAAGATGGCCATCATCGGCCGCTGGGACTTAGTGTCCAACGACGCCTACGGCCGATCACCCGCCATGGACGGCCTCCCCGACCAAAAGCAAATTCAACTCGAGACCAGACGCAAAGCCCAAGCCATCGACAAGATGGTCAACCCTCCGCTGGTGGCCGACGTCCAACTCAAGAACCAACCCGCCAACCTCACTCCCGGTGGTATAACCTATGTCT